TCGCTGACATGTCCTGCTCATGCTCAAGCTGCATCTGTTGCTGGTCCATCTGTGCGCCAGTGTTGATCATTGCAATGCGCTCACGTGCGGCGTTGTTGATGTTTGCCATGGCGATATCTGTGGCGTTACGTTGGCTGTCAATATTAGATTGTGTCTGATACTTAGCCTGTAACTCCGCAACTTTTTGCTGTAACTCAGCCACCTTAATTTGGTAGTCCTGCGTTGCTTTTTGTACATCTGCTTGCATTTTAGCTTGGAACTCTTGCGTTTTGCGGTCTGTCTCAGCCATTTGTGTCTTGAGCAATACCTGCGCGGTTGGGTCTGAGTTCATGGCTTGCTGCTGCTGTGCTTGCTGCATCTGCTGTACTTTTTGTACCAGGGCCGTGATGTCCTGCATGTAAGGCTGCAACTGTTGCTGTGAGTCCTGATCCACAATTTTTGAGGCAATCGCCAAGGCGCGTTGTGAGTCGCCGTCAATGGTTTTCTCTTTGTGTAGATCCAGTACGTCCTTGCCGTTACTTGCCTGCGCCACGACGCCGCGCATGGACTGTAAGTAATGCAGCATAAGGTGCTGCTTAATGTGCTCAAGCACCTTAGGCGCAAACATCGGCCCAATCACTGGGCTGCCGCCGTACATTGGGTTCTTCGCGTACTCTAAGTGAATCTCAATGTGCGCTAGGTGGTCCTGGTCGGGGTAAGCCGCGGCCATTCTGCCCATCGTCATCGCGACGTTTTCCAGGGCCGGGTTAGACTCCTTGGCGCCTTGTGGGTTCGGTAGCACCTCCTCAACGGCTGGTACCTTAAGCTGCGTTAGAATACGCTTGTACACCGCGCGGATGTCAAACATCCCCGGAGGCGCACTGGTTGCCATCTGTAGAAGCGCTTGGTTCTGCGCTAGGCGCTGCGTCTCAGAGAAAATGTTAGGGTCAGAGATTGGGCGTACGTCGCTGTTGTAAGCGAAATCACGTACCTCAATCTCCTCGCCGGATTGGTTGTCCATCTCGCTGAGGTACCAGTTATTGATACGCGAAATAATAGCGAGTGACTTAGCCTGTGAGCGGTGCAAGCGGGCGTGGATACTGGAGAATACCTTTGCGCCTTGCTCAATGAGCGCCTGTGTTGTGCCCACCGGCATGTTCTGGTTGGCCTCACTGATTTTTTCTTCAGCGGTTGTTACCACGCCTTTTGCTGCGTCGGTTAGCCAGCCTAAAAGATTAAACAGCACGCTTGACGGCTGGTTAAACGGCATCGGCATCGCCAGCTTGCGAACGTCGTCAACGCCAGGGGATCCCTCAATTTCTACTACCTGGGTGGGTTCTATCCTATCATTTTGCCCACTAATTCTTCCGCCTTTGAGTTTAAGAAGTGTCTGGCTGTTGTTAATATGCGCAGCATCAAGGAGAGCGCGAAGTGCGCCAGTGAGAGCGGCACTAAGACCACCAATAAGGTGAGGTAGACCGATAGCATAAGCGCCGCGCCAAGGTATGAACTTAAATTCAACGATCCAGTCCAATTTCTCAAGTTTTTCATCTCCAGATGCCCAGTTTCTGTATAACGAAAGCACCTTACCAGTGGTTTCATCAATGGTTAATATGTACGGCGCGCGTTTGCCGCCGCTTTCTTCGTCTTCCTCAACGCGCATGAAGCACGTGATCTCATACACACGACGTAAGCCGTCAATGTTCTTAGATGGTAGGTCCTTACCTTCGATCTTATCGTTGGCTTTTTCGGATTGTGTCTGGTCATTTAACGGCGCGTCGGATGTGTAACGTGAGTCAATGTCGCGGTACTCGCCTTGCTCAACGCGCTGTAAAAAAATGTCTTCGGTAATGTCCTGCACCTCTGTTGCGCGCGGGGACGTGTAAAAATTCGTTGTTGAGTACGGCAACAAAATGTTGTCAATTGGTATCCACTCACAGATCGGACGGTTTTGCTCGGAGTCGTAGCGCCATTTAAGGTACTGCGATCCGCCGAGTGGTAGCTGCGTTAGTAGCTGCTCCATTTCGTCGCGGTACTCAGGGATCTGCTCGGTGAGCTGCCAGTTTAAGAAGTTAACCTTACGGTCCGCTGTTTCCTCACGTTTGCGGTCTGCCTCGCCCTTGATGTTTGACTTCACCACGCCGTCGGGTGGCAGCAACTCCTTGGAGCTTGACGCCGCGAAGTCAACGCATGCCTCGGCCATGACCGGGTGCACGACTTTAGACGCGCCGTCAAATGTTGCCCCTCCAGGGGCGTCCTTACCAAGACCGGTGCGTCGCAGCCCGTCCTCGTACTGCTTATCGCGCTCCTTACGTGCCTCTTTGTCGACCTCAATGAACTCCAAGTAATCGTCGGCCATCTTGTCAAGGATGTCCTCGGGGAACACCTCGGCTAAGTTTTCATAAAACTCAGGCGCCTCTTGTGGTCCCTTGGGGTTCTCCATGTTAATGACCACGGAGCCGTCCTCCAGCTCAATAATCTCGCCTTCGGCGTCGTCTGGGTCCAGGCCCAGCGCGTCCTCAATCTCCTCGATCTCTTGTTCTTGCATTTGACCTTTGCGAATATTTTCTTCGCTGTCAAGCCCAGGTAAGTTACCGCCTTGTTGGATTGGTATTTGTGGTTGTGCCATGGTTTATTGTGGGTATTTTGATCGTATTTTTTCCAGCGCCGCTTGTTCCTCTTGCTCGTTTGCGATATCAGTATTCGGCAAAAGAGATTGAGCTAACGCCAGGGGTCCTGAAAATTTTGAAAGTATAGGGAATACTTTTGGTGCGGCGGTCCCTAAGTTTGCCGCGTTAATTACCGCGTTAAAGTCGTTACCTCTTTCTAAATCGCTTTGTACACCTAACGCGGGCAACACATTAAACGCTCTGTTTAATGTTTTTGTTGGGGCTGATGTGTACTTATGAAACAACTGCTGTGTCTCGTAGCTTGGTGTTAGGGCCTGCCCGATTTGTTGCGCGGTGCGTCTTAAGAAACCCGGTTGCGGGTTTCCTTGCGGCGTTGACTGCGCTTGATGCGTGAAACTTTTTGGATCAAACGGACCCCACGCCTCGGCTTTTGGTCCGCCCATAATGGCTGTGTTTTGCTCATGCAAATGCGCAGGGATCGCCTCTTGTTTTAATGTGTTGGACAAACTATCCAGGAACTCCTTGGGGTACTTCGTGTTGCTTTTAGTTGTCACCACCGCGGTGTCCTCAAACGGCCCATAGGGTAAGTTTGGCCGCGCAGGGATGGTTTTAATATTTTTAACTTTGTGCCCGCGGTCCTCCAGGGCCCTAATAATTTCTTCGTCGCTCAATGAGTTAACGTTTTTACCGACGTTCTTACCAATGTTCAATGTCATGGTTGTCGTTGGCTGGCCGCCGGTTTTTAATTTTTGCGGTGTCTGCCCGCGCGCGATTATTTCCGCCTGCATCATCTCAGGAGATAGCGTCGTATGCTCAAGAAGAATTTCCTTAGGGGATTTTAGAATGTCCATATCTGTATTAATACATAAAAATTTGTTTGTTCGCCCTAAGCGGCGTACGGATTGACAAATCTTTTTGAGTACCGGTCGTCCACGTAGGAGTAATCGCGTGCTGGTAGCGGATCCAGTTGTATCCATCCGGAGTCCCTGAGAACGCGTAAAGCCTGCGTCAAGGAGTCAACGTAGTCGTCGTGACCCTTAGCCTCCGGAAACGAGCAAACCTGCCGTATAAAGCGTTTTGCCCAGTCCGCAAACTCGCCTTTACGTTTGGTGTCCTCTGGTATGTAGACCTTACCTTTCGCCACAATAGGCGCCACGATGTTAAGACGCTGCACCTTATCCGCGCGGCCGGGGTTGTACCCACGCACGGGCACGCCTGCGCCTTGCAATTCCTGAATCAATGATATACCAGCGGACTTATCCTCCATGAGCAACAGGTCGGCTTTTCGGCCCTTACCGAACTCATTGTCCGCGCCGTACACGACCTCTTTGAAGTCATCAATCACCTTACGGCGCAGCTCGGGGTACGCCAGGTGCCCGTCCCATGCGTCCAGTAAAATAATCGAGGTGCCGGCGTCTTGTTGCTCGAACACGCCCCACACCGTACACGCCGTTGGGTCGTTCGCGGTTTTCTCGGACGTCGCGGGGTCGTAGCTAGCAATCACGTACTCCAGGGTTGGGGTTGGCTTACTGGCCGGCCAAACGCGGAACTGCTTACGCTTGATGATACCCGCCTCCTCTGGGTCAAGAATCTCCCCGTAGATCTCCTGACGGCCCAGGTTGGTGCCGTCGTAAGACTCTAACTGCTTGAAGAAGGTATCGGATAGGTTGGCGCGGTTGTCGTAGGAGCTTGCGTTTGCCACGTACACGTCGCCGCCTACCTTGCCCTCGTTAAGGTCAACGATAAGCTCCAGTGGTTTTGGTGTGGTGGTAATGATCTGCTGCACACGACCGATACGTGGGTCCATCAAACGCAGAGTAAACTGCGCCTGGTCGTAGGCGTCGTCGATGTACTCAAACGCGCACAGCTCGTCGAACCACGCGCCGTGGTACTGCTTACCCCTGTAACGTTCTGGCTCGGAGCCAGGGATGCCCTGGATCAGTGAGCCATTGATCAAGGTGATCTCCAGCAAGGATTTGTTGTAGTCGCGAATGATTGAGTTAGGCAAAATGTTGAGCAGCCCGGAGTCACCCTCAAAACATGTCGCACGGATGTCGTTAGTCGTTGGCGCCGTGACTAACCAGCGGGTTTTATCAAAACGCCACGCGCGCTCACCGATCCAGTTAGACGCGGTCCATGTTTTACCTGCTCCCCGGCCGGCAAGCATCAAAAAGGTGTCGTACTCGTTGTCCTCGGGAGGGCGTTGGTGTGGCAGCGCCTGTAGCTCGTACTTTACTAGCCACAGTAACGCGTCAAGCTCTGGTTTTGGCCAGTGCTGGTTTTGCTCCACGTATTTTTTGAGTATTTGCTCTTGTTTTGCGTTTAACGGCATGCTATAAATCCCTCCCCAACCAAAAACGTGCCGTCCTCACCGTCTGTTTCAATGTGAACGCACATTCTACCGGGTACTTGTTCAATTTGTTTAATAAATCGTCTATTTTCATGGACTTTTATGGGCGGCGAGTTCTGAAAACTTAGCAGTTGCCTACGGCACTTGAACTCCAAGTAAAAATACTTGTACACCTTGTGTTTATGCAGCGCGGTTTTACATCCAATGGACTCCGCGATGTACTGAAACGTCCGCGCGTCGTTCCAGTTGGTTGTTTTCATTCTAAACGTGTCCCGTTTGGTGATGTACTCACCATTTTTTGCCATTAAAAGCCCGCGCAATAGCTCAACACGCTGCTCGTCGCTGGCTAAAAGGTAATTTGTGGGTATCTCGGTGGGTAAAAACGGCACAAGTTGCTGCTCGATCCTTGGGCTTACAGAAAAAACGGTGCTGGCGTTGTGTCGGCCGCGAATTCTTTTGTATTTGTAGCCGTGACTTTTAAATTTTTCTTTGACTTCTTCCAGTAACTCGTCTTTTGCTACCAAGTAGTTGTGCATCAGTCGGTTACGGTACCAGTAACCAAACACAAACGGCGGAATTGGCAGATCCTGCGTGGGAAATTTGAGTGGTTCGCAGGTTGGAATAGAGAACGCTGAGCGGTCGCGTTGCATTTTGAGGGATTTCCCAACCAGTTCTTTTAGTTTTACGGGCTTAAGAGGGCGCTTAAAGACCTTTTTGCCCAGGTACTCATGCGTGCGCTTGCGGTACTTCGGTGTCTCCAACAAAAACTCGACGTTTTCATCCGCGCGCAGTACCATGAAATCATTTAAGTGGACCAAGTAGCAGTTCTCAGAGAAATACTCCTGCACCAACTTGACCTTTACGGGGTTACCTTTTTGGTCAAACACGTAGTCGCCTACCGCCAGTTGGTTCGCTGGTTTCCAGTAATCAAGGGTTAGTATTTTTTCGTTCGCTAAAATCGCCATACAAGTTTTCTTGGACCCAGAAGTCCAGCCAGCGCCCAAGCGGCACTCTAATTTTTTTGATGATTGGTACGGGGAGCTTACCGATGTTGACGTTTTCATTAATCTTTAAACGAAAACTTAAATACTTCATCGTTTCCTGATCAAATATTTCTGCGGGTGCGTCTGCCGTTCCAAAGTAATCGGCGGTGCACACAGCGACACGAATCCCTACGATTCGTTTGTCCTCGTTTTCCAGTGCTCCCTGAATTTGGTACACATATAAGCTCATACCTCTATTAATACAAATTTTTTAATTTTGTGCCCTAATCTTCCAAAAATATTTCTAAAAGACACAGAAGACATAGTAGCGCGTCGTTTTTACTCCTCCCAGGTATATCTTATTTATTTTTTTAAAAAAATAAAAAAATAATAAATAAGGGTGTCTTCTATGT